TGTATTTTATCTTATTTATCTTATTTATCAGAATTGTCCAATAACTTCGGAGAATTCTACGCCAGTTCGTACAGCGACGAAGTTGAGTTGGATGAAGTTGATGCTTCGAGCTGGTTTGATGTAGATATCACCTACAAACTCGTTACGATCAATGATTTCACCAGTGTTGTTCGTCTCATCACAGATGACAGCGAAGTCGGTTACACCGCGGCGACCTTGTACATCTCTCAAGAATGGAGTAACGAGGTTGACAAAGCTTGCTCGCGTGAATTCATCGTTGAATTCAAAGAGAGTAAACTTAGCGGCCGTGGCAATCGCTTTCTCAAGGACAATGAAGAGGCGACGTACGTTGATGCGATCGAACGCTGAAGGCTTAGCAAGCAGCGTCTTATCACCGAACATTACGATACCTTGTCCAGGGAAGTTGACGATTGGGTTTACACCGTTCTTATACAGAATGTCACGTTCTGCTTTCTTGGGGTTCCAAGCGAGCTTTACTACATTCTTGATGTTGCCTCTGTTGAAACCAGCTGGCGAATACCAAGGGTCGCGAGCGTCGTCAGTAGCAGCACATAGACCAGCAGTATCACCGTTGATGGGAATCCATCGGTATACGTCATTGTACTTGTCATACATATACTTGTAACCGCTATCTAGTACTGCGTATGAAGTAGATCGCAATACATTGCGGAAATCAACTACATCTTCTGTAATATCAGTTGCATTAGCTACAACATCATTTTTCTCTGGAGAGACAAATGCTACGCAATCTTTACGGCGCTCACAGATATTGTCAATGATGTAGTTTGCCATCTGCTCGCCTCTAGAACCGCCTGAAGCCTTACCAGCCAACACTAATGAAATATCATAGTCTTCAGCTGACTTAAACTTATCATAGGCTCGCATGACATCACCTTGAATTGACGATGAACCTTCAGCTGCGATATCTCGACCGAAGCTAAATGACATTGTCGTAGGTGAATTGCCGCTGGCTGAAGAAGCAGTCAAAGCTGCAGTTCTTTCTGCTGCGCCATCAATTGTGTTAGCAAACCAAATCCAATTTGAAGATTGATTAATGACATTCTTATAATAGATGTCACCACCGTCTTCGCCTTTGGCGTCAGTTGCTCGAGACAATCGTTGCCATACTTCGAGAATAGTACCAGGTACACCAGAGACATCACCATCTTCATCAATTACGATGACGTGGATTTCGTCTTGTGCTATAGTATTACCTTGCTCGAGTTGGTAAGTAGATTGACCAGGAGCTGCTTCAACAAGGCCCCAATGTCCCCAATATCTTTCGATAGTTTCACCAGCCGTCAACGATACATTTTCAGCAGTCGTAAGATTTTGCTTAAACGTCACTGTAAGACTAGTACTGACAGCAGTAGGCAATTCAGCAATCTCAAGATATTGAATACCGTTTTCAATAGTACCAACTTTGAGCAAATCACCGACAGCAAAGTCAGCCATAAAGGTATTAATTGCAGATGCATCGGCACCTGTCACAACACCAGTCTTATTACCAACGGTGATAGCAATTGAAATACCAGCATCGAGAGTAACAGTTGAGTTGTACTGAGTAGCGTTATCACATACAGATACTTTCAGCGAATTACCTTTGGCGCCGGGATATTTTGCAACAAACTTAACACTTGCGTCATATGTTTGTCCGCCGATATCATAGTGCTCTTCATTTTTTACGATGTGTTGTGACAAAAGAGCATCATCATCAAGTGCAGCGTTATTAGCAACAGCATTGAATGAATACTTATCATCGTGGAACTCGAAGAAATTTGCTTCGGTTGCACCAGTATAGTTTTCAGACAATGTGATTCGAGTGTGACCCGATCGTGTTACAGTCAATGCACCATCACCAACGTCAGTGTAGTTAGTAATAGCTGAACCGCCTTGAGTGGCTGACAAAGTAAAAGTAGTCGCCGTAGCGTTTTGAATATAGTAAGTAGTTGTGTTAGCAAGACCATTCGGCAAAGTATTTGCCGAGTCGATAGTAACAGGTTCGTTATTTTTCAGATCGAGTGAACCACTAACTGTGAAAACACCGGTAGTATTCGCTAGATCAGAAGCAGTATCAGAAACGGTCTCGGTAATATCTGTAACATCAACGCCAGTAACAGTCACATTGTCACCGATACCTGCAATGACTTGTGAAACAGCTTCAGTAGCGCTGACGCCTGTAGCGACGCTATCTTGTACAACCAAGTAGTCTGCACCGGCTGTAGCGAACGCTTGTACTCTTCGAGATTCGCCCGTAGAGTGGTGAGCACGAGAAACGTGCAGTCGATTTGAGTAAGCAAGGAAACTAGCCGCGGTAAAGAAAGTCTCAGCGTTATCGCTATCAGGCTTTCCATATACATTGGCAAGTTCAGACTCGCTAACTACGAGTGTAGGCTTATCTACCGGTCCCCACTTAAATACACCAGCAATAGCTGCATCAGTAGTGGCAACGGCAGGGATTACAGTGGTCAGATCGATCTCTGTAACATTAACGCCTGGGCTTAATTGAAAAGGCATATTTTTGTTCTCCCTAAATTATTTTAATTATGTAAGATCGTACTTTTATTTATAAGAAGCGAACTTTCAAAGTAACCAGCTTAAGTCATTACCTCGAGTGGTGACCGGTTTAGGATCCTCGAAATCATTCTGACCGTCATCTATAATACCAAAGGGAACCAACTCACTAAAAACTTTTTCTTCATTCATCTCTTTGAGATTGATAACCGTATTTATATCAGTGAGTTCTTTGAAAAATCTCTGATTCGATAGCCAACCAAATAAAACTAAACACATCATTAAATCGTCATGATTTCCCGGTTCTGCTTCGTATGATGTTCCCTTCTGACTAAAAGTTGACATTTCTCTGATCGTTTCAAAATCATTGATGATCAGCTGATTTTGTTCGACTAATAGCTTAATCATAGAACAGCCAATGGACTTGACAGATTTAGTAGTACGTATACCTTTATCTGCCTTGCCACTAAATCCTGCTACACCAGATAATAGACGCTTGCCTTCTCTGCCATTATTCTCAGTTAGTAGCATGTTTTCATATTCGTATTCTTCAAAAATGATACTAGACACTTGTTCTCCAATATCATTCACTTCAACGAGTATATTAGCATCGTTAAAATACTTTGCGGCTGCGTGTACAGCGGCCGCATAATCGACAGGTGTGATCATATTATTACGATAAGCACCAACCTGAACGTATGGCATTTGTGAAATGTCGATGACTTGGAACGCAGAGTAATCAAGGCCCTTACCTCTACTCACGTCGACTACTATCACATAGTTGCCTTCTGATTTTGGTTCTTCGTATACTATAATACCGCCTACTTCTTTGACAGCCTCTTTATATACAAGTTGCTTGAGCTTCCAGCCAGCAATCAATGTGCCAGACGAACCGAGAAACTCGCATTCCATTTCCTGTGCAAACTTCTCTGTATCAAAGTCCATCGCAGCAAGTGTTTCATCGTACCATTTCTGATCACGACCTGGTACATCTGTCCACATAACTTGAACGAATTCATATCCATTCTTTTTAGCCTTCGCGCCTTCGCACGTTTTATAAAAATGATTGAGACCGTTCGGTGTTGATGTTAGTAGAATCTTAGTAGATGTACCTGATGAAATGGTTGGGAATACAGAAGCGAAGAACTCGTCCCAGTTTTCTACGAATGCTGTCTCATCGATATAAAGGAATGATACTGACTTACCACGAATGGCTGACGATGATGTCGCTGCTGCAATAATCTTCGATCCGTTCTCAAATTCTACAGATCCTTTGTTCCATTCGATGACACCTTGTTGCAACCACTTAGGAAGAGCTTCATAAGCCGTCTTGATACGATCCAATATTTCTCTTGCAGCATCTCCTTTATTTGCGAGCAAAGCAACAAGCTTGTGATCATTAAACAATATGTAATGAAGAATAAGACAGACAGCAGTCGTTGTCTTACCCGCTTGGCGACTTGTGACCACGCATACACGTCGGTTGTTTGTGGTCTTTTCGATGATTTCTTTTTGATAGTCATAGCACTCGATCGGTATTAGTCCGTGGTCAACGTGTACGATCTGAATATACTTCTCAGCAAAATATATTGGATCTCTTGCACACTTCACGAATTCTTGGACCATGTCTTCGGTCCATTCAATCGTAACGCCTTTTCTTTTGAGGTTTATATTACCGAGATACGAACGGTAATCCTCAATATCCTGAATATCAATCGTCATCTTTATTCATCAACTTTAGTAGCTCACTCGTAGAGCCCACAAAAAGATTGTTGTTGACTGTTTCCTTCTTGTCTTCTGGTTTCTCACCTGTTAGTTTTTGTTTTTTCTCATGCATACCTAACAGGTCGTTGTTCATATCACCCATCGTCTTAATCATCGTAGCAAGTACTTCATATGCTCGTGGATGTTGTGACTGATCTGCGACAGCAAGCAGCTCGTCGATAGCGCTATGACCTTTCTCAATCAAGTCATAGAAATTTTGACGTACATACTTGGTATCGTTCTCAACTTCTTTGTCAGTCTCATGCAATGATGGACGATATGTGGTAGGCAAAGCTTTATCGCCATCATCTATTTCAATGATATGAGTTTCTTTTACGTCTAAGACATCGTTCAACTGTTTCATGTGTTTATCATCCTTCATGAATCTGAATCTGGCCATGGACTATCTATGACATCAACATCACCGTAATTAGAATCCGCTGCGATGTCTACAAGATCAAGTGATTCAAGATCAGGTGTAGAGATAGTGACAGTTGGTGTACTCGTATATCCTGAACCACCATCTGTGACTGTAATACTAGTCAGCGAATCTACATCTGTATCTACCAATGCAGTCGCTGTTGCATTTGCTCCACCGCCACCAGTAATAGTGACAGTAGTATTACTCGTATAACCGAGACCATGTTCTGTCAAATCAATTTGTGTTACTGCACCGTCTGCAATCGTAGCCACTGCAGTTGCTTGTACTACATTCAGATCTGCATACTTTGTAGCAGTGTTTCCTGACAACAAACCAGGACGATTCAGTATACGCGTTGCAACCTCAAGCGTAGGAGTTGTACCAGTCGGCGCGTCTTCAATCGAATCGTAAAGAGTGGCATCAAATATTTGTGTATTTGCCAGTTTAATAACAGACTCTCGATATGTAGGACCAAAGAATACACCTTTCATTGTAAAATCAAGTGTCCAAATCAATGCTCGTCTTTCCTCGAATCCACCTTCATACACATCGTCTTGATTTGAACCAGTTAAAACGAGGGGCACATCAAGTGTG